TGGTAGGGGTCGAGGGCGACTTGGCTTTGGGCCATCCCTTGTTGCAGGGAGGCGGTGGTCTGGCCGAGGCCCGCTTGCTGGCCGTAGAGGCCGGAGAGCATGGAGGTGCGGGCTTGGTTTTGGTCAAAGTTCATCCCGGCGACTTGGCCGAGGAAGGCGCGGTTGTATTGCTCCTGGGTCTGATTCGCCTGCTGGTTTGCGAGGTTGGCTTGCTGAGAGTAACCAGCATCAGCCATAGCTCGCTGCTGGGCGCTCTCGAAGGTGGCAAGGTTTGCTTGTTGCTGGCGGGCGAGGTTGGATTCGTTCCGCGTTAGGTAGGCTTGGTTTGCGGCTTGGCGGACGCCGGTGGCTTGGCCTAGCACGCCGGAGGCGAAGGCGCGGCGTTCGGCCTCGCGCTGGGTGGCGAAGCGGTCGCGGTTCAGCATTTCGGTGGCGAGGGCGGAGTTGCCTGTTCCAAAGCCACGGGCGGCCATGCCTGCGCGGGCGGATTGAGCGGCTTCGCGCTCTTGCTCGGCGGAGAGGGAGCGGCCAAGGGAGAGGTCGTTACCGGCTTGTTGTTCGAGCTGACCGAGAAGGCCACGGCCTCGAGCTTCGCGCATCATGGCGCGCTCGGCGGCGCTAGCGTTGAGGTCTGGCGCGACTTGCATGGAGCCGATGTCTGCAACGATGGCGCCTTGCACTTGGTCGGGGCGGTAGAGTTGCCCAGCGGCGCTGGCGTTAAGTCGCTGCATGGCGGGGTCTTGGCCCTGCGCGGCGTATTGTTCGCGGAGCTGGCCGATGCCGGTCTGGGCGGATTGGACTTGATCGACTCCGGCTTGGGCTCCGGTGAGGTTTTGGCGAGCGGCAGCAGTAAATTGGTTTGGCGCGGCTTCTCCAATAGCAACTTTTTCCCAACGGCCTTCGGTGGTTTTCTTGTTTTTACCTTTCCCGGTTGTCTTTCCAGGAATCCATCGCTGCTCGTAAATTGTGCCCCCCTCGCCTAAGTTTGCAGCGATATTTTGAACTGATTGGTCAGATTGTCGTTGAAATGCGTTATTTGCCCGAACCGCTTCATTTGTCTGCGATTCTGCATTTTTTTGAGCCGCCGTTGAAATGGCAGCAATTTCAGCATTTAAATCTCTTGGCTGGGGCGGCGGCGGCCCTTCGTTAGATTTTTTCTTTTTAGCCATATAGGTTAGTAGTAGTAGTATAAAGTAGCCATGGTTTTCGGGTGTGGATTTGTCGATCCATACATAGGTCTTAGTAAGATTTGATTTAGAACACCGTAAAAATCAATATAACCAGCTCCATTTAATAATGTAGATACCCAAGTTCCACCATTATTATATTGTTGTAAATTTGATCTACAAACTAATCTATTATTAGGAAGGTTATTGGTGGATGTGTAATCAGGATTTTGGCATATAAAAAAATCAAAAACTCCTGTATGATCCAATGTTGTATTAGTTCGTCCTGTAATTGAAAAACCTTGGAAAGATTCAACATTATTTACATTATTCCAATATGAATTTGCAACAATTGGACCTTCTGCATCAAGTATTCCATTTTGATTTGTTCCAACCAAAACTATTCCTTGGCCCGCGTCGATTTGAGACCATTTTTCAACTACTAAACAAAGCCTTTTTACATTTTCTGGTATATTAAACAAAATTCCCGTATTCCCATTCCAATTTAATCCATTTGAAATTTGCCCATTGATTTTTTGTTTATCTGAAAGTAGCGTATTTACTTCCGTTTCTGTATAATACCGGTCGTCGTGCGTGTGAGCCGCCGGAGTCCTGGCATCTGAGAGACGCGAATCATTGCCTTGGCAAAAAGTTCCGGCAGTTGTTCCGAATGATCCTGCTTGGAGAACACCACTCGTTCCGGTGATAATTGGCAGGCTGTCTGTGGTTCCAATAGCACCAGCGTTGGTTATATTCCCGTGCGTGTGCGCATTCGGATCAGCGGTGACGGTGATGTTGGCGCTACCGTTAAACGACACACCGTTGATTGTGCGTGCTGTTTGCAAAGTAGTCGCCGTGGCAGCGTTGCCGGAGCAGGAGGCCGCTGTAGTTGCCGTTGTCGCATTGCCGGAGAGAGCGGCGCTGATAGTGCCTGCGGAAAAATTCCCACTACTATCCCGGGCTACTATGGCATTGGCTGTATTGGCGCTGGTTGCCGAGGTGGCGGAGTTAGCGACTTTGTTTGCTGTGCTGATCTGCGCGAGCTTGTTATCGGCGATAGCGGCGGTCGCCGAGATGTCGGCATTGACGATGCCGGAGACGGTGCCCAGATCGACGAGTTCGTGGAGCTTTTGCGGGGTGACGAGTTCGCCGTTGGTAAATGTTTTGCCTTTGGTGAGAGTGGCCATGGTTAATTAAGGGTTCGGGTTTCGGTGGGGTCGCTGGCGCTGCGGGTGGCTTCGGCAGAGATTTGGCGGAGGGTTGGGCGCTCGGCGCTGGTGGTGAACTCCAGGTCTATGTAGGTAGCCTTGCAGCGGAGGGGGGCTTTCAGCGTGTAGTCCTCTTGGTCCTCGGTGGTGTTTGCCAGGGTGGCGACGGTGAAGGTGTTGTCGTAATCGGTGGTGATGGCGTGGACTTCGCAGGCTCCATCAGCTGGGAGAAGGAGGGAGGCTTTGGCGCGGGTGAGGCGCTTGCTATTGAGGCTGCCGAATCCGTAGCGGCGGGTTAGCAGGTAGCCTTCGACGGAGGTGTAGGCGTCCTCCTCATTAGCGTAGGGCACATCGTCTCCGCGCTCCTGCTCGTCGAGCAGGAAGAGGGTGCCGGAGCGGCTGGCGGCAAAGAGGCGGCGTTGGCTGTTGTAGGAGGCGACGAGAAGCTCGTCGAGGTTCACAGCGTAGGTGTCGCGGCTTTCCCATGCCTGGTTGAGGGCGTTGTAAACGAAGAGGGTGTTGTTGGCCTCGGCGTCGCCGCCTACCGGGCAGGCGAGGTGGTAGCGGTTGTTCCACCATTTTCCGACAGAGAGATAGGCGTAGTCGGAATTGATCTCGGCAATCTGGTCGGCGATCTGGTCGCTGAGTGGTGTGGTATTGCCGCGCAGCTTGAGGTCGAGCTGGGTGTCGAGGCGGAAAATGCCAGAGTCGGAGAGGAAAAACACATACTGACCGGCGGTGACAATCGAGCGCCGGGCCACGCAGCCGATCTCGTCGGTGAGGAGTTGGAGCTTGGACACGGCGGTATCCACCGTGAAGTCGGTGGCGGCGGCATTTGCTGAGTCGGAGAGTGTGGCGAGCCAGATGCTGTTCCGCATGAAGACGAGCGCCTGCCCCTCCACCCACGGGTGGATGCCCACCAGGTAGTCGTTGCTGCCTTGGTTTGCGCGGAAAGATTGGAAAAAGGGGTCGTAGAGGTCGGGATCCAGCACATCGCTGATGGCCACGGTGTCGCGGCCGTCTGGCAACCAGAGGCGGTTATTGAGGTAGGTCGCCCAGCCGGTCGAGCGGTGGGTGCGGAAGGACGCACCAGTGGCAGGCACTCCCGCATCGGCTCGGACAAACTCTGCGGCCGATCCATCCCACCACAGCGGCGGCTTAACGCGGCGTATGGCGATGCCAGCGGTGGCATCCGGCGCAGTGCCTGCGGGCACGGCGATGGTGAAGCTATTGGTCGAAGCGGAGAGGATGTCGTATTCATGCCCGGCGAAGGCCGCGACCGTCTCGCTCTCCTCGATGCGCACGCGCTGGCCTGCCGCATAGCCGTGGCTGGTAATGTGGACCGTGGCCGTGCCGCCAGAAACCGTAATGCCGCTGGCGGTGGTGTATTTCCACCCCCAGCCTGGCAGCGTCATGTCGGCCTCGCGCAGGAGGTAGAATCGGTTGAACGCCTGCACGCAGGAGGCTTCGTCCGTGTAGGCGAGGATTTCGTCGGCAGCGGATCCTGTGGCGGGGTAAGGAATCTCCTCGATGGGCTCGTCCTGTCGCCAGAGGAAGGCCGAGGTCGGGCCGCAGAGGACGATGTATTCATTTTCGTCGTTGTAATTTGGCGAAGAAAATGTGCCGCTCGCCAAGATGCCGCCGTCGTAAATGGAGCGAACGATGGTGTTGCTATCGAGCACAAAGGGCAGCACAAGCGGCTGCGTGCCTGCGGCGATCTCGTCGCCGAGTCTCAGAGCTCCCTTGCGGGTCTGCGCCACGCCTCGGTCGAGTCGCATGTTTTCGACATACTGGACCATGCCGGGTTGGAGCTGGAGGGGGTTGAGACGCGACGCCATGCCGAGAAATCCGGCATCTCCTTCTACAATGGTCGCGTCGTCTGGCATTACTTTTATTATGGGGTGAGCGTGTCAAGCAGGGCTCGGATGGCGGGGGCTTTGATGCGGGGCTCGCCGCTCCAGCGGCAACGGTCGGCGATGGCGCTGGGGGAGTAGCCTGCGTAGCGCACGCAAGTTTGGCGCACGCGGTCGAGGAGGTGGGCGGGAATGCCGGGCACGGCGCGGGCCGGTTGCTCCTTGGCTTTGGTTTGCGGCTTGCCGGTGAGTTGGCGGTAGCCGGTTTGGTAGAGAAGTTGGCGGCTGCCGGGCTGCCAGTGCGGGAAGGTTTGCTTTTCCACCAATCCATCGCGGATGGCGCTGGCGAGGATTTTGGGGACTTCGTTCGGCTCGCAATCCAGGTCGGCGCTGATGTCTTCGGCGGTGCTCCAGCCGGGCGGGAGGGAGTTGGTTTTGCGGGCGAGGGTTTTCCAGTTGCTCATAAATAAATGGGCGCGGTCATGGTGCGTCCGCGTTTCTTGTCAAGGAGGAAGTAGGTCTGCGTGGGCGGTTCGAAGGAGGCTTTGATCGAGAGCGCGTAGGCGTTGTAGCCGATGAGGCTGCCGTTGCAGAGCCAGTGCCGGTTTTGCTGGTATTGGTGCCAGTGGCCAAAGAGATCAAGGTCGGCTCGGTTCGGCGATTTATTCCATGAAGCGATTGCCTTTTCGGTCGGGATGGTAAGGCCCCCGATGCCGCCTTGAAATTTCAGCCCGTCGCCATGGTGAAAGCGCAGGCGGCGGCCATACACTTCCATGAAATTAAAATAGCTGTCGGCGATCTGAAACTCGATTTGCTGGTCGTCGGCAAAGCGGCCTTCGAGGATGCGGTAGAGCAGCCACTCGT